ACCTATTTCTACGAAATCTTCTCCTTCCACAAAGCGGGTCTTGTTCTACCTATTTCTACGAAATCTTCTCCTTCCACAAAGCGGGTCTTGTTCTCCCGAAAGTTTCGTCCTGCGGTTCCGCTTGACCGCTGGTGAACCTCGTCCACCATCGCGAAGGTCACGACAGGCTCGTCCTTGTACGTGATCTGCTGGATATCGACGCCGCCAATTGAAATCGACGGCAGATTCCTATCTAATAGCTGTGTCACCTTTGCACTCCAAGCTGGTGATTACGGGGAGCCTCCTGGCAGAGGCTTTTCATTTCAGACGGCGATCACTCTGCCCTGGCAGGCTCGGTGGTCGCCGTTTTCGTTTCTAACGCCCTATCGATGTAGTGAACGATTTCCGCGTTCATCGTACGCCGGTTGGCCTTGGCGTTTTCGCTGATCCGGTCCCTCATTCCTTCGGGCATGCGGATTACGAACTTGTCGGCTTGCTGCACTGTCATTTCCTTCCTATGGCTACTAGCCACTTATTAACCATGGCTAAAAGCTATCCTTGTGTCAACGACAAAATGATGGCTAGTAGCCTTTATGAGCAAAGAACCCGTCCAGCCCCAGGATAAGTACGTTGTCCGACTGCCCGATGGCATGCGAGACGAGATCAAAGTGGCGGCGGACCGAAACCAGCGCTCTATGAACGCAGAAATCATCGCTCGCCTTACAGAGGCGGTGGTCCTGCGGGATCGAATCGCAAAGTTGGAACATGATCTAGTTAGGCTTCGCGATCCGACAGTGGCGCGAGACACGTTCCAGATTGCTTTGAAGGCCCTAGAAAAGGCCGGCATGGTGTTGAGGCACAAGGACGTGTACACGCAAGAAGCAGAGGAATGGCGGTACATTAGGCCCTTCGTTTTGGCGCACGATCCTGAAATTCTTTCTGCCCTTGTCGAGGCCGACCTCCAACGCGCTTTTGCCGTAGCAAGAGCAAAAACTCCGCCTGATAAACAGCCTCCCGAGTTCACGGCGCAGCCTACATTGAAGCCATAGTTAGGTGCTGCACAGCCCAGCTTGGTTTCAATGTCAGATATCGGCATCTGCCTCACCTTTCGTGAATGCTGTCTGCCTCAAGGACGGTCTTCCCGCTTCCTGCCTCATAGCCGGTGATCCACGCCCGGCACTTCCCTAGCTGCTGGCGCAACCGAATCGCATCTGCGATCTGTCGCTTGGTGAGTTTCGCCATCATGATCGACCTTATAGACCCCCTGCCGAAGTCGGATAGTTGAAACCTTCCGTTTCAGAAGGTTTAGAGACTTCCGCTTCGGGCTGGCTCAGGCCCGCCCCGCGCACCGGCTCATCGACCACGACCGTTCCGGCCACCTCGGCATATGCGCGCTCAAACACGCCATCCGGGTCTACGTCTTTGGCAAGAGCGGTGGGATATTCCTGGCTGGGCATGGCCGCGCCTCGAACAAGGGTGTTCATGAGCGTGGCTCCTGCTTGGCGGCCGCCAGAAACTTGTCCGCGTTCTCCAGCTTCGCGACGATATCGTTCAACTGAGCCATCGTCGGCTTCGAGCGAGCGCCACCAGCCGCCGCGTATGAGAGGATGTCCAGTACATGCCTCACATCGTCATGGGCTGCGTTAATCAGTGCGTCCCGGTTCATGTCCATTCCCTCGGTTGGTGTGTTCGAGGGTGAATGTAAGATTATCGTACATCGCAAGTCAAGCGGTATGTTCGATTTTCGTACTATCGGCTTTTAACGCAAATGAACGGGACGAATCGCTCACAACAAAAAGCCGCCCGGAGGCGGCTCTCAAACTCGGTTCATTCACCGTCTGTTCATAGTTTGGTCGGTATTGACGTTAAAATGTACAAAACGTATAATCTGTACGGAGTGCATAAAATGTCTATCGCTCACACTCACCGCGACACGTTCAACATATCATCTAAGGAAAGCTCCAGATCGGCACGCACCATGACCGCTCTCACCACATATTCCGCCACGGAGGCAAGAAACAAATTCGCCGACATCTTCAATGAAGCTCACTATGGGAAGCCAGTTGTAATTGACCGAAACGGCAAAAAAGTTGCCGTAGTATCGATGGAACTTCTTGAAAGACTGGCTGAGCTTGAAGCTTGCATCGACAGCAAAGACGCACAAACAGCACTTGAGGAATTTAGACAATCGGGAGGACGTTCAATGAAAGACTTGGAGGCGGAGCTTGGGATTGACTAAGCTCCCGGTTGGGAGGGGATATGACCTCGTTGGATATTGTGTTTTCGCCAGCGGCGGAACGCGAACTTAAGAAACTACCGACGGACCGGCAGCGCGACGTTTTTCGAGCGTTGAGAAAACTGGGAGACAGCTCGGAAAGCCTTGAGATCGAGAAGATCAAAGGGCATCCGAGCTTTTTTCGCATCAAGGCCGGTAAAGATATGCGTGTGATCTACCATAACCTCACCCAAGGTCGAATTGTTGTGCTTGTTATCCGGGATCGCAAAGAGGCCTATAGAGGTCTTAACGACCTCCACAACAAGCTAGAGGCAACCCTCCACCGAATTGAGGCGGAGGCGAAGTCAGCCCTTGGAATTAGATAACTATCCCGCACATATCAATCATGGAGCGCTCAGGCGTTGCCTCAGGGCACGTCTGCTGAGCGAGCATGCCAATTCGCAATAGCCTTGCAAAAGTATCCCATAAATACGTCACATATGAGCGGCTCTGTCGCCCCATCGGGCGTAAACTCATAGAAAGCGTCCGATTCATCCGTGTCCCACGTTCCTAGATATTCGCCGTCTTTGGTTACGACGGTGAGATCAGATAGCAGGTTGATTTCGAATCGAAGCTCGCTGTTGGCCATGCCCCAAGCCATCCTCAAGGTTACATATCAATCATCGAGCGTTTTACGCGGCCGATAACAGTTATAGCGCCTTCCAGTTTCGGTGGCGGCACATCCTCATAAGATGCCGGCTGGAACGGTGGATCTTCATTTGGTCGATAGCGCTTGTAGGTTGCCGCGCCCGTCTCGTCGCAGATGACATAGCAGGCATTGGTAACAAGCCGCTTGTCGTTCACGTCCACGAAGATCAGCGAGTCTGGCGGGGAAATCTTGTTCATGGACGGGCCGTCTACGCGCAAGGCTATCCATCGGCTGGGTGGTAGCCTGCTCACGGCTATTGTGGGGTATTCAGACAGATCGATCACTGCCGCCTGATCGCTGAGTTCGCCAGCGCTCACCCAAGACACCATGGGCACCCGGATAATCTCGTCACTGGCATCATCTGTCGGCGGGGCGATACCGAGGTATTCCGCGATGCGCGGCACCTCATCAACCTTGAGCCGGCGCTTGCCCTTGAGAAGCTGGGTGATCTGCGGATGCGCCAGGTTGAGGTGAGAGGCCAACCCCAACTGTGTCTTGCCCGTGCTTTTTAGGCCCGATCTGATCCACTCGATGTAGCGGTCTGCTTCAGCATTTTTCATTGTTTGATTTTCACACAGTCTGTTCGAAAAATCGTGTTCGAAGATCGTACAGCACCTCTTGCGTCTTTTGTACGAAAATCATACAAGAGGGTTAATGCTGTACGAACTCGAACCCGCCGCCACCATCATCAAGACCCTTGGGGGCCTCAAGGCCGTGTCCGAGATCGCCGGCGTATCCCGGCATTCCGTGATGCGTTGGAGGTATCCGATTAGTGTGCGTGGCACAGGCGGCACGATCCCCCATCAACACCACCGTAAGCTGCTTGTCGCCGCCAAGGAACGGGACATCGAGCTTTCGCCACTGGACTTCTTTCCCGAGGAGTTGCGGCGTTGACGGCAATCTTCACCCAGGACGGCACCGTCATTGTTCGGTGCCTCGAAACCGGGATCTCGGTTTCGGGACAATCGTCGGTCGATGCTCGACGCCGCCTGGCTGAAAAACGCAACACGGTATCGCCGCGCTTACCATCCGCTCAAGTGCGAAAGCCGGCTGCGTGATCAAGTACGGAGAAACCAACCAGATGAAAGACGTAACACCGGCTGAGTTGTCGAAAGCCGAAGCCACCCAGCTCACCCGGAAAATCAAGACCGCCGTCAATGACGTGTGGGCGCTCCTGGTCCGCGCCCGCGAAGGTAAGGCGTGGAAGGCGCTCAAATACTCAACATGGGAAGACTACGTTAAGACCGAATTCGGCATGTCTCGCCGTCGCGCAGGCCAGCTTCTTGAGAAGGGAGAAGTGGTTGAAGCCATTGAAGTCGTGACGGGCAAAAGCGGAAACGCGTTTCCGCTTTCCAAGCGCGACGTGGACGCCTTGAAGGACGATTTGCCCACCGCCGCCAGCACCATCAAGGCGAAGGTCGAGGCAGGCGAAAATCCCGAAAAGGCAGTAGCCGACACCGTGGCTGCGGCTCGTGCTGGAAAGGAAAAAGCCAAAGCCGATTTGGCCGCGTTGCAGGCTGAGAACGACCGGTTGCGCGAGCAACACGCGGCTGCCCTACCCCAAGCGGTCAAGGATCATGAAACCGCCAAGGCCGAAGCCATCGCCGCCCGCAAGGCCAAGCCGGTCGATGTCGAGGCGCTGACAGCCGAGCTTGAGGAACTGCGGGAAGCCAACGACGCACTGGAAACCGAAATCACCGCCATCAAGGCTGACAATGCCAAGTGGGAAGCGATGCGCGTCCAGTTCGAACAGGGCGGCTTCGAAAAGGTCATCGCCGGCAAGGACGAGGAAATCCGCGTCCTGAAAACTCGGGTGGCTACCGAGTCGCAAGAGAAGGTTCGCAACCTCAACAGCTTCAATTGGGCGATGAAGAAGCTCACCGAACTTGGGTTCAGACGCAACGCCGAAATCGACATTGAAACGGGAGAAGTCTTGAATGGCTGATCCCGCTCAGATCATCGAGAAAGTGCGCGCCTACGGTGCCAACGTGATGCTCGATGGTCAGAAGCTCATCATCATCAATCGGGAGAAGCTGCCCGCCGGGGCGATGGAGTTCATAAAGAAGAACGCCAAGCAGATCGGTGTCTTTCTGGACAACGAAGGAAACATCGAGGAACGCGCTGCCATCATAGAATTCGATGGCGGGCTTACCCGGCAAACGGCGGAATACCTGACGCATCTGCTCCATGCTTCGACACCGGCAGACGCCAACGCGGCGGACTGGTCTTGGTTCGTCAGTAAGGCGGCAAACATCATCGAACGCGTTGCACTGCGAGGTGCCGCGTGAAGGAACTCGTCCTTCGTCCGCACCAGAGCCACGTCGAAGGCCAGTTGCGCGAGCAGCTTCGTTCCGGCGTCTCCAACATCGTGTTGGTAGCGCCGACTGCGTTCGGGAAGACCGAGACGGCAATGTTCCTGATCAAGCTCGCACTCCTGAAGGGGTCGAGGGTCTGGTTCCTTGTCGATCGGGTGACGCTGGTCAAGCAGACGAGCGACCGGTTCCGGGCCTATGGCATACCGCACGGCACGATACAGGGCGACAACGCTCAGAACGACCGGTACGCGCCGGAGGAAAATGTTCAGATCATCAGCATTCAGACTTTCGAGCGCCGCGACCTGGGCGAACCCGCAGACCTGATATTCTACGACGAATGCCACAGCCAGTACCGTGAGACGCTAGAGCGGCTGGCAAAGTACGCGCGCTCCAAAATCATTGGCATGACCGCAACACCGTTCGCCCCGGGCATGGCGCTGTTTTGGGGTGGCTTGGTGAACGGCGCGACCGTGAACCGGTTGTTGGCCGAAGGCTTCCTTACCCCCCTCAAGGTCAAGGCCTGCGTTTCGCCCGACATGAAGGGGGTGAAGCGAAAGCCGGGTGGCGAATATGCCGATGAAGAAACGGGCCAGCGCGGTATCACCATTATCGGTGATGTCGTGCAGACGTGGATACAGCAGACACGGCATTTCTTCGGCGGTCCCGCCAAGACCATCGTGTTTTCACCCTCGGTCAAACATGGCGAAGAACTGTGCCGCCAGTTCGCGGAAGCCGGCTACAACTTCCAGCAGATTTCCTATCTCGACAAGTCCGACAAGGAACGCGACGACAAGATCGAGGAATTCAGGAAACCAGACAGCGCCATTCACGGACTGGTCTCTTGTGCGGTGCTGACGAAGGGCTTTGATGTTCCCGACGTGCTGTGCGGCATTTCCTGCCGTCCCTACGTGAAGTCCTTTTCCTCGCACATTCAGGAAATGGGGCGGGTAATGCGGACGGCTCCGGGCAAGGAGTTCGGCCTTTGGCTCGACCATTCCGGCAATTGCATCAGCTTCGCGGAGGACACGGCGTGGCTTTTCGAAAACGGCGTCGAAAGTCTGTCGGATGCGGCCATGAAGGACAGCGAGGTCCGCGAGCCCGCTGAGAAGATCAAATCGAAATATTTCTGCGGCGACTGCGGCTTGCAGATGGCGGCCGGTTCCGACGTTTGCCCGGGTTGCGGGTGGGAACGCCCGAAGCGGAGCGAAATACAGGTCGTGGAAGGCGAGTTGATCGACTTCGATCTGTCCGCCCGTGCCGTGTTCAAGCCCCGCAAAGGCCTGCATGCCGAGTGCTTGAAGAACCCGCGCGCAATATGGAACGCGGCGCTTTCCTACACGATGAGCCATACCCGGAAGGGTGAAGACGCGGCGCGCAAATGGGCGTATCGGCAATGGAAGCTGATCTATCCCGACAGCAAGCTACCTTATGGCCTGTTCGATGGGCCGGTCAGACCCGCAGAAGTCAAAGCCGACGAATGGAGCCTTATTGAGCGAGAGATCGCCCGTGACCGCAAGAGCCAAAAGCGGAGGGCGGCGTGAACCTCGACCAAGCCATAGATCAGGCATGCAGTGACGTTGGTATCTGCCGGCCGAAAAAGACCGCGTTCGGCAAATGGCTGAACGCCGACACGCTGGCCGGAAAGAGCGGCAAAGGCGATGGCCGGCTTATAATCCAGGAGCATTTCGTCACGGCATGGAACTGGCAGACCGGCCTGAAATCCACGGTGAGCCTGCGGGATGGAGTGTCGGCAAAGGAACAGAAGGCCATCGCAGAGAGCGCGGCCCGCTCCAAGGAAAAGGCGCGCAAGGATGCTATCCGCGCGGCGGGGATGGCGAACGCGCTGATCGCTACCGCCAGTTTTGGACATCACCCTTACCTCATCGACAAGGGATTCCGCGACGAACAGGCAATGGTGGTGACGGCTACCGATACGCGTCGGATTGTGGGTGATTACATCGTCCCGCCAACTGGTCGCCACGCTATTCTCGTTCCCGCCCGCAGACTGGGCAAAGTGACCAGCACACAGTTGATATGGGAAGACGGCACCAAGAAATTCCTGTTCGGCGGGGAGATGGGCGGGGCCAGTCACCGCATTGCCACCGGAGTCTATACTTGGCTCTGCGAAGGATATGCGACCGGGTTGTCCATTCGCGCCGCACTGCATGGCCTGAAAGTAAGGTCTACGGTGTTGGTGTGCTTTTCGGCGGCGAACATCGCCACCGTGTCACGGCAGATTAGCGGCCGGGCTTTCGTTGCCGCCGATAACGATCCTATCCCGAAGTCTAACCCATTCAACGGGATCGGGACAGGCGAGCATTATGCCCGCCAATCCACACTGCCATACGGGATGCCGGCCTACGTTGGCGCCGACTTCAACGACATGCACCAGCGGGACGGCATTTTCGCCGTACAGCGCGCCCTCACCTCCATCATGTCAGGGAGGCCGGCGTGAAGCGCGAACTCGACCGGTCCAAGGCGTCGTTCAAACTGGATCTGATGGAAACGGCTAACGCCGATCCGATGGTAACCGGTGCGGACCTGAAACTGCTTTCCGCATTCGTCTCAGTGATGGAATGGCCGTCTTGCCGGGCGTGGCTCTCTCCCGTCCTGGCTCGCGCAAAGACCGGCTTGAGCGAACGGCAATACTGGACAAGCCGCGCTCGGCTCGCCGGTGACAACAAGGCTAAACGCCCCTACCTGATCCCCGCAAAAGGGGGGCAGGCCGTAGCGTCCTTCAAACTCATCAATCCGTGGCGCGAGGAAGCCATAGAGCACGTCATCGCCATGACGGCCTATCACAAAGAGTCCGAACGACAGCGGAAGGCAAAGGCCCGAAAGAAAAAATCGGCGTCAAAAAGTGAAGATTTGTCCCTGCAATCAGTGCAGGGACACGAGCCGGGTTGTCCCTGCAGAATTTGCAGTTCTGTCCCTGCAGAATTTGCAGACAAGTACCCCTCATGTAGTACCCCAAAGATTATGGGCCGTGATGGTGCGGACCTTGGGGTGAATGTTGTTCCCTTCAACAACCCTCGGAAAGCATCATGACCGAAGAACTCCCCGACCCCGGTGAGGTGCCGGCGCTCGACTGGATCGACAAGAACCTGATCACGGTCGATCCGCTCTACCAACGTCCGCTTGACGCTGAGCGGGCCAAGACGATTGCACGGGCCTTTTCGTGGCGGTCGTTCGGCGCACTCGTCGTCGTGCCCGCTGGCGACGGCTATCACGTCACAGACGGCCAACACCGACTTGAAGCGGCCAAGGTCCACCCGAAGGTCACGCATGTGCCCGCCGTCATCGTCCAGGTTGAGACGATCCAGTCTGAAGCCGGCATGTTCGTGGACATCAACCGGAACCGCAAAAACGTGTCTGCCCTCGAACTGTTCTTTGCCGAACTTGCGGCTGAGACGGGCGGCGCGACGGAAGTGTTGCAGGCTGCGAAGTCGGCCGGGATGCGCATCCCGAAATACCCGGGCAACTTCAAGCCGAACGACACCATCGCCGTCAGTGCGCTTCATGCGCTTGTGGCAACCTATGCGCCCGAGCGGGTGCAGACGATCCTTGAGACGGTTGCGGCGGGCAAGTTCCGGCCCGTCTCGGCAAACCAGATCAAGGCCGTTGAACATCTTCTGACGGACCGGGAGTTCTCGCAGCAGATCATCCATGAGGATTTGGCAACGCTGCTGGGCACGGTGGGCACATCGCTCGATGGCGAGGCCAAGCGGTTCGCAGCAACCCACGGAACGCCATTCTGGAAGGCCCTCGCCTCGACGTGGTTCCAGAAATGCAGGAAGCGCCGTTCGCCGGCTAAACCTGGGTTACAGGAAAACCCGCGTTCTATCGGGTTACCAAAAAACCCAATTCAGAATCCGGCACCCGTCATGCCTGCCAGGACGATTGTCCCGCACACCATGCCCACGCAACGCAACGTGACGGCCTCTGTCTGCGGTGATCCACCTGCAGGACGTTCCGCCCTCGACCAGAGGAAGGCGACGGCATGACGCTGAACATCATCACAGTCTGCATTCCACTGCTGGCGTTCATGGCGGGCGTCTACTTCTCGAAATGGATGGGCGACCGCAAGCGCACCAAACGCCACTCATCAGCTTGGTATCGGGAGGTCAAATGACCATCGCAGAACGTCAAGCACGAGAGGCCTACGACCGCGAACACCCGTGGCGTCATATCTCGACGTTTACCGAAGACATGTTCGGCATGATCTGCGAGTTGCGCCTTAGCTACGACCGCGAACACCCGTGGCGTCATATCTCGACGTTTACCGAAGACATGTTCGGCATGATCTGCGAGTTGCGCCTTAGCTATCAGGGCATGGCGACCGACCAAGGGCATCGCCGGTTCTTCCGCACCAACGATGGCTGGTATCAGATCGAACCTCCCGAAGAACTCTGGCGGTATGCGCCCATCATCGAATGGCGACCAACGGGAACACGCCTTGCCGAGCATCGTCAACGGTCGGTCATCCGGCGCGCCGAATACGGCACGCACGAATATCGGGGCGGACGCCTCTACCGGAAACCCAAATCATACAAGCTCTACTGGAGGGCGGACGATTGAGGATCAAAGTGCCTAATTGCCTGGCTGTCTCGCTTCAGGATCGCCGCTGGTTCGTCGTTCGCGTCAAGGGCGGCATGGCGGACAGCATCTTTTCCGAACTGCGGGAAGCCGGCTACGATGTTTATCTGCCGCGCCACCGCTACGACAAACAGAACCGCCGCCTGCGAGTGCTGACAGAGAGGTCCGCGCCGCTGATGCCGAATTATATTTTTCTCGTTCATCCTCGCCCCGGTGAGCCTATGGACAACTGGTCTGAAGTCAGGGGCATAGATGGCGTTGTTGGCCCGCTCTCAGGCGCAGTTGGCCCGCTGCTGATCCCAGCGCCGGTGATCGAGGTCATGATGACAGCCGAATTTGAAGGGCTCTACGACGATACGAAGACGGCAAAGCAGGTTCGTGGGGAAACCGAGCGAAGCAAGCTCGAACGCCGCTTCGAGACCGGCAGCCAGTTCAGGGTTACCGAAGGGCCGTTTGCCTCTTTCCTGGCGGAGGTGGACAAGCTCACCCACGACGACAGGGTTCGTGCACTGGTGAGCATATTCGGTCGGATGGTGCCTGTTGAATTCGAGCCCGACCAGCTTGTTCCAGAGCCGAAAAAGCCGAAGTCCAAAGTTGCCTGAGTGTGGATTTGTGCACAGCGGGCAGTATGGTATTGTCGAATTGATGCAAATCACTTATATCTGCGCGCGGACGATTTGCTCGACTGATTGGGGGCCGAAAGGCAATGCCAGCGGAGCAGCCCCGGCGCAGGTATCCCAACCTTGCGCGCAATGGCGGCTCGTGTCCAGAAATCCGAATAGTGACCCATCGGCTGCGTGCAGTCGGTACCTTGCTTGGAACGGCAATGGATAGGGCTGGGAGCAAAACCGGAACCGGCTGGGTTGATCGCCAGCACGAACGGCACAACGGCCAGCCTGTTCAACCAGCTTCCGCGAGAGCGGATCGAGATCAGGACGGCAAGGCTAAAGCGGCCTAATCACCCGCCCGAGCCAGAGCGGGAGAAAGTGCCGGCAGCCGTGGGACATGAGTGCCCAAGCCTGTGATGGGTACGGTGGGAGCCGGTGGAGCACTCAGTTGCCCTTAAAATGGTTCTGGCCCGTCCTGATATTCAACCGCCGTCACAAGACGGTGTAGCGAGGCGAACACCGGATATGGATGCCGGGAGCCCAGGACGTAGGGCTTGGCCCCCAAAAGCGAGAACTACGCGCCCTCGCCCTCGCCACCTTTCGCGCCGAAAAGCTTGATGGTTTGGATGGGGCCGGGATTGGACCAAGTAATTCCCGTGTGTTCAACGAGCCCTTGCTCGTCGTCCAGTGAGCGCTTGAAAAACGTCAAGTGCATTTGGTCGATTGCGCCGAAGGAAATGGAGCGAACGGTCTCATCTCGTAGATTAGCTTCTATCCTCTGAAGTGCTCTCTCATCATTGGGAGCAAAGAGAGTGAAAGGGTGGCGTAACGAGCCGTCCTTTTGCTCGACCTTCACGGCGTAGAATTTCATTGCAAGCCTCCTGATAGTGACTGGTGAGGCGTAGCAGCGCGGCGAAGTCTGCCGCAAGTCACATTTGCAGCCGCTCAGACCGGCAGGAACCATCAACATGACCGAAGCAACTTCAAAGGGGCCAGGGCGTCCCTCTGACTACAGCGAGGAATTGGCAGACATCATCTGCGAGCGTCTTGCGGACGGGGAAAGCCTGCGGTCGATCTGTCGGGACGAAGGGATGCCGCATGCGTCTACGGTCTGCCGGTGGCTGGCTTCTGATGACCGCACGGCATTTCGCGAACAATACGCGCGCGCCAGGGAGTTGCAGGCAGACGCGCTTTTCGATGAGGCGCTGGAAATCGCGGATACCCCGGTCGAGGGCGTAACGTACAAGGAAACCGAAAAGGGAACGTACGTGACGCGGGGCGACATGATCGAGCATCGCCGCCTGCGGGTGGACACTCGCAAATGGATGGTGGGGAAGCTGGCTCCGAAGAAGTATGGCGAGAAGCTGGCCCTCGGCAGTGACCCGGATAATCCGCTTCCGCTGGTCCCGGTGATCAATGTCACAGTCGGCGGCGGTTCTTAACCTCCACCTGCACCCGAAGCAGGCGGTAGCATTCCACACCGAAGCGACGGAAGCACTCTACGGCGGGGCGGCGGGTGGCGGCAAAAGCCACCTGATGCGTGAAGCGGCCATAACATGGTGCGCTGAGATACCGGGGCTTCAGGTATATCTGTTCCGGCGCATCCGTGACGATCTGGTCAAGAACCACATGGAAGGCCCGCAAGGCTTCCGGGCTTTGCTGGCCGGGTGGGTCGAGTGTGGGTTTGTCACCATCGTTGAAGACGAAATCCGCTTCTGGAACGGCAGCAAGATTTACCTCTGCCACTGCAAGGACGAGAAGGACCGCTTCAAATACCAGGGCGCGGAAATCCACGTCCTGCTGATCGATGAACTCACGCACTTCACCGAGACGATCTACCGGTTCCTGCGCAACCGCGTCCGCATGGTTGGTATCAAGCTGCCGGCCAAGTATGTCGGCAGGTTCCCGCGCATCCTGTGTGGTGCCAATCCGGGCGGCATAGGCCACCAGTTCGTCAAGGCTACGTTCATCGACGGCGCGACCGAGATGGCGATCTACCAGACGCCGAAGACCGAAGGCGGAATGCTTCGCCAGTACATTCCGGCGCGTCTGGAGGATAACCCCTCCATGAACGACAACGATCCGGGTTACGAGAGCCGATTGCACGGCCTTGGTTCGGAAGCGTTGGTAAAGGCCATGCGCTGGGGTGATTGGGACGTTGTTGACGGCGCGTTCTTCGACAATTTCGAGAAGCGCCGGCATGTGATCAAGCCGTTCACCCTGCCTGACCACTGGTTGCGGTTCAGGGCGGGCGACTGGGGTAGCGCCAAGCCGTTTGCGTTCGGCTGGTATGCAGTGGCGACAGAGGACACGATTGTCGCTCCCGGCGTCGTCATCCCACGCGGTGCGCTGGTCAAGTATCGTGAGTGGTACGGCGTCAAGACGGACAAGGAAGGCAAGTTCATTCCTGACACCGGCCTGAAGCTGCATGCCGAGGTGGTTGGTGCCGAAGTCAGACGCAGGGACTATGACGACAGGATCAGCTACGGCGTGCTTGATCCGGCAGCCTTCAGCGAGGACGGCGGACCGTCGATTGCCGAACGCATGATGCGCGGCAGCGACAAGAATGGATCTACCTTTGTCAGGGCGGACAACAAGCGCGTTGCAGGCCGTGGCGCGATGGGCGGCTGGGATCAGTTGCGAGGCCGATTGACCGGCGACGAGGATGGACGGCCAATGCTGTTCTTCTTCGAAACCTGCGTGCATTCGATCAGGACGATACCGGCGCTCCAGCACGACGAGAAGAACCCGGAAGACCTGGACACATCGCAGGAAGACCACGCGGCAGACGAGACGCGTTACGCCTGCATGAGCCGACCGTGGACCGCGAGCAAGCCGCCACCGGCAAAGCAGAAGCTGAAGCCCGGCCAAGTGTTCCTGCCAGGACCGCCAGAACTGCCAAGCGGCACAAGAATCAGGGTCTGATATGGCTGACGAAACCGAGACAGAGCCGGAAGTGGCCGAAGCCGCACCGGGCGCGAAGGCGCGGGCGTCCAAGCCGTATCTGGCGATGATCAAGGACGCCGAACGCTATTTCGGCCAGTACAACCAGAAGTGCGACAACATCGAGAAGCAGCTTGCTGATCTGGACAGGCTTGCCAACACGACGCGCGACCGCGAATTCCAGATGTTTTGGGCCAACATGGAGGTGGTGAAGCCCACGCTCTACGCCCGTCCGCCTGTTCCTGTCGTCACGGTGCGTTTCAAGGACCGCAAGCCGTTGCCGAGGGAGGCTGCAGAGCTTCTGGAGCGCTGCTCCATCACGAACTTCGCTCGGGAAGATATCGACACCACCATGAAGCTTGTCCGCGATGACCTGGCGGTCAATTCGCGTGGAGTGGCGTGGTGCTGGTACGAGGTAGACGAGAAGGGTGAGCAGCGGGCGCGCATCGCCCATGTTGACCGTCGCGATTTCCTGCATGAGCCGGCCCGCTACTGGCATGAAACCGGCTGGGTGGCGCGCGGCTCGTGGATGACGCGGAAAGAGGCCCGCAAGCGCTTTTCCACGTATTCGGGCAAGGCCTATGCTTCGGCTGAATATGCCAAGCAGAAGGATGCTGACGGCGAGGCCGAGTATTCCGAGAAGGCCCGCTTTTGGGAATTCTGGAGCAAGACAGAACAGCGCATAGTGTGGGTGTCGCCCAACGTCGATGTGGTGCTGGACCAGGCCACGCCCGACGAGATGCTGACGCTGGATGATTTCTTCCCATGCCCGAAGCCGGCATATGGAACGATCAAGAAAGGCACTCAGAAGCCTATCCCCGATTTCCTGCTCTACAAGGACCAACTGGAGGAAATCAACGAACTGACGGCCCGCATTTCTGCGCTGTCCGAAGCGTTGCGGCTCAGGGGCTTCTATGCATCGGGCGCTGAGGACATCGCGGACGCGATTGAGGCGGCTATCAAATCGCAGGACAAGCGGGCGCTGCTGGTTCCTGTGGCAAGTGCTGCGGCCTTTGGCGACAAGAAGCTGGCCGATGTGATCGTATGGCTGCCGATTGAGGTGGTGGCGAATACCATCACCTCGCTGGTCAATCTTCGTCGCCAGTTGGTTGAGGACGTTTATCAGATCACCGGCCTGTCCGACATCATGCGGGGAGCGACCGACCCGAAGGAAACGCTTGGCGCTCAGGAACTCAAGAGCCAATACGGATCAGTCCGCATCCGTGAGCGCCAGAAGGAGCTTGTTCGCGTTGCTCTCGATTTGACGCGCATCCAGTGCGAAATCATGTCGGAGAATTTCTCGCCCGAGACGCTGGCAGCCATGTCGCAGTCTGAGTTGCCAACCGTGGCGGCGCTACAGGAGCAGGCGGACGGCATCCATCAGCAGATGATCCAGTTGCAGGCTCAAGTTCGCATGGCGACCGAGAACCCGCAGATCGCGGCGATGGCCCAGCAACAGCCTGAACAGGCTCAGCAGATCGCCCAGCAGGCCCAGCAGCAGATGCAGGCCTATCAGGGCCAGATACAGGAGCTTCAGAACACCGTCACGCTTGAGGCCGTGGTGGAGTTGCTGCGCGATCAGCGCTTGCGCCCGTTCATTCTGGACATCGAGACGGACAGCACCATTCAGCCCGACGAAGACGCGGCCAAGCAGCGCGCGACCGAGTTTGCAACGGCTGTTGGCGGGTTCATCGGCCAGGCGTTCCCGATGGTGCAGGCCGAACCGCAACTGGCTCCATTCGTGGGTGAGATGCTGAAGTTCGTATCGAACCCGTTCCGCGCCGGTCGAGCGCTCGAAGGTACGATTGATGAGCTTGTCGAGAAGATGAAGCAGTTCGCTTCCCAGCCGAAGCCCGATCCGAACGCAGCGCAGCGTGAAGCCGATGCCAAGAAGCAGGAACACGATTCGGCGCTGCGCCAGCAGGAGGCAGCCGACAAGAAGGCAGAGCGCGACGAGAACCGCCAGATGGCGCGCGAACAGCACGATTTCAAGATGGACGAGATGCGCGCCACGGCCGAACAGCGCGCAAACGAGTTCGATCAGAAGCGCCAGATGGAGAGCGATAAGCACTCACAGGCGATGGACACCCGCAAGGCCGATACGGACGGCAAGCGGGCCGAAATGGGCCTGCCCAACGAGGAAATCATGGGCGGGCTGATATCCGAGATGGCGGCGCAGCGCGAGGCATCGACACAGGCCATTGTTGCCGTGGCTGAGGCCATGCAGCAGGGCAATCAAGCCGTGGCTGAAGCGGTGAACAACCTCGCAGCCGCGCAACTCGCACCCAAGCAGATCGTGAAGGACGCAGCCGGCAAACCTGTCGGCATTCAGGCGGTGGTGAACTGATATGGCAAGCTTTGTGAAATTCCAGACGTTCGCGGGCGATGTTGGCCTTAAGCGTCATGACCTCAACGCCGACACGTTGAAAGTCTATCTCAGCAACACCGCTCCGAATGTGGCCACCCATGCGGTGAAGTCTGACATTGCCGAGATATCGGCGGGTGCCGGGTACACAGCAGGCGGCATCGACACGCAAAACACTTATTCGCAATCTGGCGGCACAGGTTCGTGCGTAGGCACCGATGCGACCTGGACAGCGAGCGGCGGCCCCATTGGCCCGTTCCGCTATGTCATCCTATACAACGACACGCCCACGTCGCCGGCTGATCCGCTGATTGGCTATTGGGATCGCGGTTCGGCGCTGACCTTGCAGGATGGTGACAGCTTCACGACTGACTTCGGCGCGACGATGTTCACGCTCGCGTAAGGGCATGACATGGCCACTACGGTATTCACGCCGTCTGCTGGCGTCCTCAACGGAAATGACACCAATCCGAACACTTCATTCCGCGTTCGGTGCGTTCTCACGGCTGCGAGCAGTGGCAAGCTACAGGTAACGTTCACTGCCAGCACCGCAACTGGCCTCACGGCCTCCAACGCCTCGATAGGCAAATGGGACGGGACCAACAACCCGTTCACGACGACTGTTCCAGTCGAATTGAAATTTGGTGGGGCCAGCGGCTTTTCGATCCCTGCCGGGGGGACCATCACCAGCGACCTCACCGACCACAGCGCAGCGTTCAGCCTTGCGCTTGGTGAAAGCGTCCTGGTCGATCTGGATTGCACGTCTCCGAGCGGTCAGCGTTACAGGGGCAGTAACAGCAACGTTGACACGTGGTATGCGCTGGGTGCGACGGGATACAACCTGCCGACGCCAGCGGGCTATTCCAAACTTGCCGGTGTGGATTACGCAGTTGAAAAGGTCGAAACGGACAGCGCGGGAACAGCCTACACGCTGACCTGCGATGCCGGTTCATTCACGATTGGAGGAACAGCGGCCAGCCTGAAGGCCGCGCTCAACCTGACAGCCTCTGCGGGCGCTTTTGCCATCACCGGCACCGCCGCCACGCTGCGAGCCGGATATGGCCTGCCAGCGGATGCCGGTTCATTCGCCATCGGCGGAACTGCTGCTTCGTTGAAGGCCGGTTTTGCCCTTGCCGCGAATGCCGGGACCTTCGTCATAGCAGGCACGGCGGCGGCTCTCAGGGCGGGTACGGTCCTATCTGCAGATGCAGGGGCTTTTGTCATCAGTGGCGCAGACGCGGCGCTCAAGGCGTCCCGCGTTTTGGTTGCCGAGTCCGGGGCGTTCATCTGGACGGGCACCGACGCCGATCTGATCGATGACACAGGCACAACCAGCTACGTGTTGGAGGCGGAGCCCGGTTCGTTCCAGATCACCGGGACCGACGCCAATCTTGTCTATGTCCCGAAGGTCATTCCGGCCGATCCTGACCAGTTCGATACCCACGATGGCCGGGTGTGGGACTTCACGCAATCCGAGCGTGACGATCAGGAGAGGGTCAAGGCCCGGCGCGCTTCTGAAAAGCAGCTTCGCAGGGCGATAGAGCGGGCCGTCAACATAGTCCGCGGTTCTGGCGAAGTTCAGGCGCCGGCACCAGCGGTTGAGCAGGCCAAGCCCGACGTTGCCGAAATGGTGATGTTGGACATCAACACCAACGGCTTGAGCGCATCGCTCGAAAGCATCGAACGGCTTCTGGCTCAGTACGAAGCGCAGATAGCCGATGAGGAACTGGAGAACGACGCCTTGGCGCTTCTTCTCCTGGCTGCATAGGAAATCATGATGAACCCTTTGACGTGGCTGGGCTTCGTTCTCAGCGCATGCGTGTTTGCCGTCGTCTTCCTTGGCGGCGTCATCGTCTACGGTGATGAAGTCGCTCGGTCGATTGCGATCACGGCGGCATTCTTCGCCTGTGTGTCGCAGTTCATCGGCCAGGACCAGCGGGTGTGGAAAGCCTCAATCGTGACGGCATGGATTGCCTTTGCGGTCTCTGCCTGCGCGCTGGTCGCCTTCTGGTTCGGGGTATGACGATGATCCGGGGCAGATGGATTTGGGACAAGGAACGGTGCGAACTGGTTCCTGCCGACGAATACCAGCGTCCGGTTCCGAAGCGTTCGGCGCTCGGCTGCCCGATGCTGAATCTCGACACGATGCCCGAGACGCAAAGCATGCTCGACGGCAAGTCGTACACTTCCAAGTCGAAGCTTCGCCAGACCTATCGAGAGGCTGGCGTTGTCGAAGTTGGCGACGATCCTCAGCGCTATAAGCCGCGCGAGAAGGCAAAGCCCGACCGGAAGAAAATCAAGGAAGCCATCGGCAAGGCTGAAGCCGAGTTCAACGCGGGCCGTCGCTTCAATCCGACACCGGTCCAGAACTAACCGCACGCTCTCAGAAAGCAAGGAAACCTACGATGACTGACGAAGCCCTTTCGGCTCCGGTAGATACCGGCGCTGCGCTCGAACCCGTTGTTACCGATGCACAGCAGCCCGATACGGCTGCACAGGCCGATCCGGTAAAGACCGAAGCCCCGAAGCTTGAGAAGTCGCCGCGCGGTGCAGTGGAACGCGCCATCGCCAAGCTGAACGGCGAAAGCGAAGGCCGCGACCGTGACCCGGCGACCGGCCAGTTCAAACCCAAGGACGCCCAACCAGCACCGAAGGACCAGACGCAGCAGGTTCAGACCGACAAGGCGCAGGAGCCGGCCAAGCCCGCTGCAACCGATGCGCCGGCCCGGTTCAAGAGCGATGCAGCAGCAAGCCAGGAGTGGGGCAACACGCCCGAGCCGGTGAAGGCGGCGGTCAATCGCACCATCCGTGAGCTTGAGGCCGGTGTGGAGCGCTATCGGGCCGATGCCGCGTCATTCGAAGACGTTCGGGCTTTTGATGAACTGGCCAAGAAGTCGGGCACGACCATGAAGGCGGCAATGTCGAACTATGTCGGCATTGAGATGAAGCTTCGTGAAGACCCCCTCGGCGGGTTGAACCAGATTTGCGAAAACATGGGTTATTCGCTGCGGGACATCGCGGCGCAGATCATGGGCCAGACACCGGATCAGGCGGCGTCACAGTCGGATGCTACGATCCGTGCATTGAAGCAGCAGATTGCCGACCTCACGCAGCAGGTTGGCGGCGTCACCACCTCAATTCAGGAACAGAACCTTGCTTCGGTGCAGAAGCAGTTGGAAGCCTTCGCTTCCGACCCGGCGCATTCGCGCATGGAGGAACTTTCCGACGAAATCACCCGCCAGATCAACATGGGTTTCGATCTGGCCGAAGCTTACCGGCGCGCGGAACTGCTTAATCCGCTTCCGCCCGCGCCGGTCATCGCAGCGCCTCAGACGCGCATCCCCGATCCAACGCCTCAGACGCGAAAAGGGTCACTCACCGTAACAGGCGCACCCGGGGCCGGCTCAGACCCGGCAAGACGTGCCGCCTCCTCGTCAATCCGCGATTCCATCCGCAATGCCAGAGCGCAAGTCGGGTGATCGCAAGCAATAGGAAATCGCCATTATGGCCCTGACTTCCGTCGAGAAGAACCAGGAAATCCTGTCGCTGGCCCTTGAGGATCGTTCCGCTGGGTACCAGGACTTGGTTTCCAACTCCAACGTGCTTCTGTACACCCTTAAGAGCAAGGGTCTGTGGAAGCCATATTCCGGCCCGATCATCCGCGAACGCCTGCTCTACAATGAGACGGGTTCCGGCGTCTGGTACAATGGGTTCGACTTCTTCAACCCCGTGCCTGCCGAACTGATCAACGACGCCGAATACCGCCCGAAAATGGCGGCTGTCTCGGTCACCCTCCCGAACGAAATCATCCTCAACAACTCTGGTGAGAACCAGCTTGAGGACGTGATGGAAGTTCACATCGAGGCGGCTGAGCAGGAATTGCAGGACCTTGTTGATGCGTCCCTGCATTCTGCCGGCACCGGCTTCGGTGGCAAGGAACTCGGTGGGCTTCAGCTTGCCGTGCCGACCGCCGTCGATCAGGGCGTTTATGCGAACATCAGCCGCGTGGATAACGTCATCTGGCGCACCACGAGCTACGACGTTCAGTCTGCTTTCTCTGGCATCACGCAGTTCACCAAGGACACTGCGCGTTCCATCTACCAGCAGGCGATCATCGCACGTTCGCGTGGCAAGCGTGGCCCGAACCTCATCCTCGCATCGGCTGAGCATTACATGGCCTACGACGCCGCAACCGTCGCCATTCAGCGCATCAACGACGAAAACAAGCTGGGCAAGCTCGGCTTCACGTCGCTGAAGTTCTACGGCGCGGGCAAATCGATGGACATCGTTCTTGAAGGCGGCATCGGCTCGAACATGCCGTCGAATGTCTCCTACCTGCTCGATACCGACTCGCTGCGCTTCCGTTACCACCCGGAACGCAACTTCTCGAAGATCGGCAAGGGGATGATGCCCATCAACCAGGACGCCGTTGTCCAGCACATCGGCCTCATGGGTGAACTGACCATGGTGAACCCGCTTCACCAAGTCAAAATCTACGACTCCAACCCGGCAGCCTAAGGAGGCCAAAACATCATGGCATTCGTTCCCATGACCCCGAACCTCGGCTTCCCTGCAATTGCCGCCGTTGGCGACAGTGCCGCATGGAAGCTGGGAGACATCATCCGTGCAACCGATCCGGTCTACGGTGCCGGCGAATTCATCTACCTGAAGGGCGTCGGCTCTACGGTACGTGGCTCCGCCGTTACCTACAACGCGGACGATTTCACATCGACGCTGCTTGCAGCCAACGCCATCGGCCCGGTTGCCGTGGCAATGGCTGCCACCGTCGCCAACAAGTACGGCTGGTACCAGATCAGCGGCAAGGGCGTCGTCAAGGCCGGCACCGTCGCTGACGATGGCAACGTCTACGCGACCGGCACTCCCGGTCAGGTGGATGACGCCGTGGTCGCTGGTGATCGCGTCAAGAATGCGAAGTTCGCATCCGCTGACGGGACGCCTTCTGCCGGGCTGGCTGAAATCGAACTCGCCCGCCCGTGGATGGATGACGCCGTAGCGGCGTAACTCGACAAGGGGCGGCTTTCGGGTCGCCCCTTTCCCTTGCACCCTCTCAGACAGGAATAGCCGACATGGCAAACGACGATCTTATCGCCCCGCGCTTTTTCACAAGGCCGGTGGAAAACCCCATCGAAACCCGCAAGCAGGGTCGCCCGATCTTTGAAGACCGGGAGTTCGTGGAAGTGAAATTCGCCGGCAACAGGCAGTCCGTTCTGGTCGCGCCGGCTCACGAGAAGTTCAAGCAGCGCAAGATGCCCAACGGGGACAGCGAGTGGATCACCTATGCGCAGGAATACCAGCCGATCTATGAGCGCTTCAAGCAGGGCTTGAGCGAACAGGGCTCCGGCACGCCGCTATCTGAGTTGCCGTTCCTCACCGAGGCCAAGCGCTCGGAACTGAAGGCGCTCAACGTCAAGTCAGCCGAAGCGCTGGCGGCGCTCGACGGTGGTCCGCTCAAGATGCTGGGCATGGGAGGCCGCGAACTCAAGAACCAGGCCATAGCCTATCTGGAGAAGGCTTCCGGTTCCGCCGACCTGACGCGGCTGGCCGCCGAGAACGAAGCCTACAAGACCCGCATGGAAGACATGCAGCGGGAAATCGAGGAACTGCGTTCGGCGCAGGCCCCGAAGGCCGCGACCAAGGCAAAGGCGAAGGCCAAGAAGGACGCTGAGCCGTCGCCCTTCGATGATTTCGAGGATGACGACATTCGCAACTGGCTGAAGGACAGCGGTTTCGAGTGTGATCCGGCATGGGATCGCGAAACCCTGGTCGCCAAGGCCGATGAAGCCAACGCCGAACTGGCCGACAAGCAGAAAGTCGCCTGACAATGGCAAAGACGATCCTCGACATCATCAAGGAAGTCGCCCCGGTCATCGGCATCGACGTTCCGACCGTCGTCATGGCGGGGCAGGAGCGTGAGCAGATCGAACTGAAGGCGCTCGCCAATGAAATGGCGTCGAGGATCGCCAAGGCCTACGACTGGCAGACGCTGGCAGCGATTGCGAGTTATCCCGGCGACGGGGTGACCGAAGATTTCAACCTGCCGGAAGATTATGACCGCATGCCGGTCAAGGCCAAGGTCTGGTCAACGTCGATCAACCGACCGCTGACACCGATCACCGACCGTGACCAATGGCTGGGCATGGAGGTTCAAGCCTTCGATATGTTGTTTGGGGCGTGGATCATCTACGGCGATCAGATCCACATCAAAACGGCTGTACCGTCAGGCGTGACGGCAAAGCACTGGTATCAGTCAAATCTGGTCGTGAAGCCCGAGAGCGGCGACAACAAGGATGCGTTCGAAGCCGACAGCGACACGTTCAGGCTGAATGCCCAACTGCTCAAACTTGGCATGATCTGGCAGTGGAAGGCCAACAAGGGCCTTGCCTATGGCGAAGACATGGCGAGCTACGAAGACCTGAAGGAGAAGCTCATCAGCGCCGACAAGGGTTCGCGGATGCTGACCATTGGCCGGCAGCGTGTCCCCTATGACGTGGATATCGCCTATCCGGTGGCGGTGGTGCCATGAGGCGGGGCTTTCGCCGTGTTCCCGTAGCAGCCAAGGCGCAGCAGAAGGGGGAGACGATCACCTTTCCCGCGCCTATCCGGGGCAAGGTTTCGAATGAGAACCTTGCGTCGGCTCAGCCGCTCGGGGCGAAGGTTCTGGTCAACGCCTTCCCGACACAGACCGGGCTGAGGGTGCGCGGCGGCTCGCGCAAGACAGCCACGCTGGACGGGCCGGTCCTTTCGATGTTCACCTATGTGTCCGGGTCAGCGGCCAAGCACTTCGCGGCATCCCAGGCCAAGGTCTATGACGTTTCGTCGGTGGCTGATCCTTCCGTGGTTCCTCCTGCCGATATCTCCGGGCAGTCGGCGGGCTACTATTCCGCAGTGCAGTTCTCGACCGTGGGGGGCGAATTCCTCTACCTCGCCAACGGTTCGGACAAGCTCCAGCTTTACAACGGCACGTCATGGCAGGCCATCGACGGCGCTTCGTCCCCTTCCATCACCGGTGTAACCACTTCGACGCTCAGCCATGTGTGGGCTTACCGGAACCGGCTGTTCTTCATCCAGTCCGGGTCGATGTATGCGTGGTGCCTGCCGGTCAATTCGCTTGGTGGTGCCGCGACACAGATCAGCCTGGCAGGCGTGTTCCAGAATGGCGGCTCCCTGTTGACGGGCGGAACATGGTCGATGGATGCCGGCGACGGTATCGATGACCGCTGCGTCTTCATTTCCAATCAGGGTGAGGTTGCCGTTTACGAAGGTGCCGACCCGGGCGACCCGAACGACTGGCGCTTGCAAGGCCGTTACGACATCACGCCCGTTCTTGGGAAAAGAGCGCTGATGCCGGTTGGTGGCGATCTGCTCATCCTGACCGAAGACGGCATCGTGCCGATATCGCAGGTGGTTTCGAAAGACCCTGCCGCGCTCTCGCTTGCTGCGGTAAGCCGCAACATTGAGCCGGATTGGCGGCGTGAGGTGATGGCGCGCGGCGGCAAGCCGTGGGAGTTCATCAAGTTCCCTCGCTACAACATGGGCATCGTGTCGCTGCCGGTCACCACCACCGCTCCCGCCATGTGCTTCGTGGTCAATCTCGAAACCGGTGCATGGGCCGATTACACCGGATGGGACACCAACTGCCTCGTCCTGCACAATAAGTGGGCCTACTTCGGCACCTCTGACGGCAAGGTCATGCAGGCCGAAATCGGAGGAAACGACGACGGCCAAATCTACACCGTGCAGATCGCCGCACAGTTCGATCACCTGAAGTCGCCCGGGCAGACCAAGACCGTTCGCATGGCCCGTGAAACATGGCTGGCCAGCCGGGATTTCAATTCGCGCGTGTCCGTCTCGGTCAACTACCAGACGGTATTCCCTGCGGCTCCCAATTCCGCCCCGGATGGCGGAGCGCTCAGCCTGTGGGACGTTGGCAAGTGGGATCAGGCCAAGTGGGATGCCGCCTTGGCAAACCGGACGGCAAGGGTTCAGTGGCGCTCCATAGGGCGCACCGGATATGCGGTGTCCTGGCAAATTCAGGTCACTTGCGGCGTGACCGCAACGCCTGATGCCGAACTGGTGTCCATCGATCTGCTCTACGACCGTGGCGGCATCGTCACCTGATGGAAATCCTATGGGGCAGCACGCGCGAGCCCGGATTGAATGCCGCGCTCGGGGAGTGGGTGAGGATCAGGATCGGCCTTCCGCGCCCGTTCGTGTCGTTCACGTCGCTTGGCGTGTTTGCGGACGGCGAATTGCTCGGTGCCGCTGTCTTCCACAACTACGAGCCGGAATCGGGCGTCATTGAGGTTTCCGGAGCGTCGAGTTCGGCAAGGTGGCTCCCGCGCCGCGTCCTGCTCGAACTGTTCTCGTATGTGTTCAACCAGTTGGGATGCCAGTTGGCCGTGTTCCGCGTCTCGGAAAAGAACACCCGGCTCCATCGCATCATGCGGGCCTACGGGTTCGATGAATACCGCATTCCTCGCCTCGCTGGCCGGAATGAAGACCAAATCCTTTTCACGCTGACTGATGACGCATGGCGAGCCAACGGCTTCCACCATGAACACCGCAAGGGAATAGACGATGGGAAAATCAGCACCCAAGCCGCCTGATCCGAAGGAAACTTCGGCGGCGTCCACATCAACCAATGTCGGCACGGCGGTCGCCAATGCGTTCATGGGCAACGTCAACCAGGTCACGCCTGACGGCACCCTGAACTACAACCAGACCGGCACGTACAAGTGGAACGACCCGTACACCGGCAAAAGCTACGATATCCCGACCTTCACTGCCACGCAGACGCTTTCCGAAGCGCAGCAGCAGATGAAGAACCAGACCGATCAGGCGCAGATCAACCTTGCGACCCTCGCCAAGGATCAGTCGGGCAGGTTGAACGATATCCTGGCGAAGCCGTTCGACCCGAACAGCGTCGATGCCCCATCGCTGACAACGGATTTCTCGGCAGACCGGCAGAAGGTCGAAGACGCCTTGATGGCCCGGCTCCAGCCGAAAATGGATCAGGATCGCACGCGGCTGGAAACGCAGCTTGCCAACTCCGGTATCCAGATGGGTTCCGACGCCTACTCGCGGGCGATGAACGACAACAACAGCGCTGTGAACGATGCGCGGCTTGGGGCGATCCTCAGCGCCGGGCAGGAGCAGTCCCGCCTGACGCAGTTGAACAACTCCACCCGCGCACAGGCCATGCAGGAGGCTTTCGCCGGTCGCAACCAGCCGATCAACGAGATAACGGCCCTCATGTCCGGTTCGCAGGTGTCGAACCCGAATTTCGTCAATGCCAACATGCCGAGTATCCCGACAACGGACGTGGCGGGCCTGATTAACGAGAACTACAACCAGAAGCTTGCCGCCTACCAGCAGAAGGCCGGCGCGGCGCAGAACGTGCTTGGCGGTCTGTTCGGCTTGGGCGGTTCGATGATCATGGCATCAGACCGCAGGCTGAAGACCGACATCAAGAAGGTTGGCAAGACTGAGGATGGGCAGAACCTCTATTCCTATCGGTACAAGGCCGGGGGCCCGATGCAGATCGGCCTTATGGCGCAAGAGGTGAAGAAAAAGCATCCTGAAGCCATCGTTCCCATGAAGTCGGGACACATGGCCGTTGATTATAGCAAGGCGCTTCCCATGGGCAGCGTCTTCGGTATGGGGAAAGCTGCCTGATGCGCTCTTTCCTGATCACGCCGGGAAAGACCCCGAAGGTAGATCCCGAGAAAGCTGCGCTGGCCATGAACATGCCGACCGATCTCGGTTCGGGCATGCAGGCGGTTGCGGATGCGATAGCCTATCGACAGAGGCAGTTCCCCAAGGCACCCGGGGGAGCGCCTGTAAAACTCGGCTCGCTATTCGGCATGGGCCGTGGAGGGGTTTACTGATGCGCTCTTTCATCTTCGGAGAAGGCCAGGAGGCCAAGACGCCGGCACAGTTGGCCCGCATGCGGGAACTGGCTGATGCAATGGTGGCCGCGAACAGACGTGCGCCTCAGAATGTTGGCGAAGGTCTGCAATCGATCGGTAACGCCATTCTCTACCGTAGCCTTATGGGCAAGATCGGTGCGGGGGAAAAGGCAGGCCAGAACCATGCATCCGCCGCGATGAACAACATTGCCGGGGCACTCGCTGGACAGAAGGCCTTTCCGAATGCGCCGGGCGCGTCCACGTCATCAACCGCGGTTCCGCGCGTCACCAAGCGGGATGACCCGAACCTTCCCAGCCGGCTTGACTTCGCGCGCTCGGATGCAAGTTCGCTCCCGTCGTCATTCCTCGCCGCTACCGACCGGACAGAAGGCGGCGGCGATTACGACACGCTGTTTGGTCATTCCCAGCGTGAGGGGAAGGCCTTCGCCGGCACGCGCGTATCTGGCATGTCAATCAAGGATGCGCTGGCCTTTGCCGACCCGAACGGACCATACGCGCAGAGCGTCAAGGGCCAGATCGGTCGCGTGGCAACCCCGATGGGACGGCACCAGATCGTAGGCAAAACGCTGCGCAACGCCGTCGATGAAATGGGCCTTGATCTGAACATGCCGTTCAACAAGGACACGCAGGACGCCATTGCCTCGCATCTCGCGAAGAACCGTCTCGCGGGCCAGAGCACGATGGAGGGCAAAGTCGCAGCCCTGAGGTCGGAATGGGAGGGCTTCAAGAACGTCCCCTATTCCGAAATGGTTCAGATCGTGAACGACTTCCAGAACGGCGGGAGTGCGTCACCTGCCGTTGCTGCCATCGAGCGTCAAGCGCCGGTTCAGGTTGCTTCGCTCGACCCATCTGCCGGTGTGGCCGAAGCCATGCGCCCGATGCCGGAGGAATATGCCAAATCAGGCATGACGCCCGAAACGTGGGCGAAGATGAACGCACCGAATGGATCTGTCCCCACACCGGCAGCACCAGCACCTCAAGCGCCTGTCTCGGCACCGGTCGCCCCGCCGCAGGGCGGCAATCAGCAGATCGCACAGGCCATGTTGCAGCAACAGTCCCAGCCGCAAGGCCAGGACCTGTCGCAAATCCCTGCAATGGCAGGTGGCACCGGTGGAGCTATCCAGTACGGGCCGCAGGGCGGGCCTTCATTGCAGATGCTTATGGAAACGGCCAATGATCCGTTCCTGAACGATAGTCAGCGCGGCATCGTGGATGCCTTGATGCAGCAGCAGATGCAGAACGCCGATCCGCTGCGCCAGATGCAGATCAAGAAGCTTCAGCGCGAAATCGATGCGCCGACCAAGGATTGGCAGAAGCTGGACGACAACACGCTGTACAGCCCGTCAACGGGCGAAACGAAGGTCGTCAACAAGCCAGCATCAACCGGCCAGTTCAGGTTCGAAGGCAAGTCGGTCGAAGCTCAGGCGCTGAACGGCCTGATGGACAGTGGGAAACTGACGCCCGACCAAGCCCAGCAATTGGCAGCCGGCAAGACGATTTCGAACCCTGCAGATGGGTCGATCATGTTCATGACGCCGGATGGCATCTTCCAGCAACCGGGTCCAGCCCCGGCGGCACCGCAGGATGCGCCAGCGCCGCCTCCCGCACCGTCCGCGCCACCGCAGGGCACTCAGCCAGCGCGACCGGGCATGATCCCGATCACCGGGCCGAAGCCAGAAAAGCCCATGAACAAGGAACAGACCGACGCGGCGACCTTTGCGGATCGCATGACCGATGCGTTGAAGGATATGGATGCCGTTCCTGAAGCCGGCGCGAGTGTGTGGGGACAGGCGATAACGGACAACGATTACGTTCCCGACGTGGCCGAAGGCTTCCTGACAAGTGAGCCGTTCAAGAAGTTCGCCCAGGCCCGTCGCAACTTCATCAATGCTGTGCTTCGTCGCGAGTCTGGTGCGATAATTTCGCCCTCCGAGTTCGCGGACGCCAACAAGCAGTATTTCCCGATGCCGGGCGATACCCCTGAGGTGCTGGACCAGAAGCGCAAGAACCGGCAGACCGTTCTTGACGGCATGATCCGCGCGGCTGGGCCGGCTTATCAGGGCGCAACCACAGAAAACGATCCATTGGGAATTCGCTGATGGCCTCTCTCGCAGAAATCCGCGCGAAATATCCGCAGTACGAGGATATGGACGACAAGGCGTTTGCCGATGCGTTCTACCAGAAGTTCTATTCGGATATTCCGCGCGCGGAGTTCGACGCTAAGTTGGGGATCACCAACTTCAAGGTGGACGCTGCCACTAACCAGCCTGCCGGCGTACCGCAATACCAGCCTCCCGGCGTGGAGGGTTACGATCCGCAGAGCGGAGAGGTTACCAGGCAGCACAAGGAAACCGCGCTCGATGGCCCCGCAGCCTTCGCACTCGGTGGCGTGGATGGTGTTCCGGTTGCCGGCCCGGCCCTCACCGCCATCACGAAGGGCGCTGCGTCAATCATTCCAGCGGCTACGACCGATGCGACCTTTGGCGAGGTCTATGACGACATGGGCCGGATGGCCGAAGACGTTGAGAGGAAGCATCCGATAGCCTCCACCGCTGGCCGTGTGACGGGTGCTGTTGCCGGGACGCTGCCGCTTATCCGTTTCGCCCCGGCAGCATTCGGTGTTGGTGCCGGTCCGCTGGGTATTCGCATGGCAGCGAGCGGCCTTAGCGGCGCTGGGCTTGGCGGGGCAGATAGCGCCGTTCGCTCAGGCGGTGATGCGGAAGCTACGGCGTATGGGGCATTTCAAGGAGGAGCGGCGGGTGTCGCCGGACCAGTTATCGCGCCCCTGATTGGCCAAGGCGTCAAGTCCGTTGCCGACAACCTTCAGCTTGGCAGCGTGGCGCGCAGCATCGGAGCCGACAAGGTTGCCACGAAGTTCCTTGCCAAGGCCTTCGGTGAGGATGCGCTTGACGCCAGCGCCCATGCGGAACTTCAGAAACTCGGACCAGACGGCATGCTGATGGACCTTGGCCCGAACATGAAGAACCTTGGGGCGGGCCTGTTCTCGTTGCCGGGCGAAGCCAAGCAGGTCATCAAGAGCGCGGTTCAAGCCCGCGACGAGGCTTCCAACTGGCGCATTCGGTCCACCCTCAACGATGAACTTGGCGTGACGCCTGTGCCATCCAAGGTGGAAGCACGCATCGAGCGGAACCAGCAGCGCCTGGGGCCGCAGTACCGCGAGTCGTTCCGTGGTGCCCCGCCCGCCAAGATCGGCGGGATTGCTCGCTATCTGGACAAAGAGGGACAGGTCCTACGCGGCGACGCACAGCGTGCCGTTCAGAAGGCCCGTTCGATGCTGAACAAAACCGGCACCGAACAGCTTGAAACTGATCCCAACGTGCTGCTGCAAACGCGCATGGCCATTGACGACATGATCGAGGCGGCAAAGGGAAGCAATGAACGGAATGCGTTGCAGACAACGCGCCAGGCTATCGATGACGCCCTGACGGACGCTGCTCCATTGGTGAAAGAGGCAGACGCGAACTATGCGGAACTCGCTCGCCAGAAAACAGCCTTGCAGCGTGGGCAGACCGTTTTGGGGGATGGGCGCGAAGCCCCTCGCCCCATTGAGCTTGCCGAAGAATTCAAGCAGGGGGCCTTGCCGCAGGGCAAGCAGATAGGCCCATCCGCCGTGCCACTCCGCCTGCGTCAAGGTGCCCGTGCAGAAATCGAGCGCATCGTAGGCACGAAGGCCAATGATCGCGTTGCCTTGAAGAATATCATCAAAGGCGAAGGCGACTGGAACCGCGCACGCCTCTCGACGCTGTTTGGCAAGGAGAAGGCGGGGAAGATCATCGATCTGCTGGACCGTGAAAACCTCTTTAAGGAAACATCGGACCACGTAACCCGCAACTCCGAATCCGGCGCTCGCATCAGCGCTCAGCGGATGCTCACTGGTGAGCCGGGGGGCTTTGGCGCACGTGAGGCCTTCATGGCAGGTGGTCCGGGCGGCGCGGTGCGCGCGGCAGGCATAAAGGGGCTTGATAACATCGTTGAGGCGCTGCGAGCCGTCAAAAGCGATGCTTCGCGAGGCCATATCGGTCGGGTGCTGACACAGGGTGACGGTCAGATCATCGACGCGCTTATGAAGGCAAACCGGGGATCGGGGCTATCGGCTTCAAAGGTCGATAACATCGCGCGAGCGCTGTTGCTCTCGTCCGCGACCAATCGCTGAGCGGTCAATCTTGTTGGCGACCAGGAAGGCGGCACACATCAGCACCATTCCGCACACAAGCCCAGCTGTAAACTGTGGCCCAACCCATCTGGCAAACCAACCCGCACCCTGATGGATGCCGGCCAGGACGGCGACGGTGATCAGGGCGGCTATGATCTGAAGAACGGTGTTGCGGCTCATGATGGCGGATCGCCTAACCTCGAAAGAGGATTATCACTAGCACAACAGCGCAGATTATCAAAAGCCTGCGGTTCCACTTCTGGTGCTGCTCCTGAATCTTCAACAGCGAAATGGTGTTGAGCAAGGCATGGGCGGCGTCCTGCCTGCCATGAACAATCAACCTGTCCCGCGTCTGATCGTCTAGATTGTAGATCCTTTCGTTTCCGTCGTCGTGGTAGCCAAGTTCGCCGTGCAGATTGCCACGCGCTACAACGTCATTCGCGCGGTTCTCGCTAAGCTTACCCTCAAGCATCTTGGCTGACTTGAGAGCCAAATAGATCGCTTCGTCTGTCGTAGCCATCTGCAACCAACCTCCCCAACCCGAACCAACAATAGACCGCCTGTCAGCGGTTTTCCATGGAGCATGCCCATGCCTAGAGACGGCAACGGTGTCTATTCGAAGCCTGCGGGCATTGACGCATCGCCTGACACCACTATCGAGTCTGCCGACTGGAATGCCTTCACGGCAGACATGGAGCAGGACGCCAACACGGCTCGACCTATTGTGGCGGGCGGCACTGGTGCCAATACGGCTGTTGGGGCTTCTGACAAGCTCTCGACGCAGGGCTCAAACATCGCCAGCGCGACAACGACCAACCTGGCGCTGGCAACCGGCGTTGCCGTCACGATCACCGGCACAACGACGATCACCGGCTTTGGGACGGTGGCGGCGGGCGCTCGTCGCCTTCTGACATTCGCAGGTGCCTTGACCCTCACTCACAACGCTTCAAGCCTCATCCTGCCGGGCGGCGCGAACATCACCACCGCCGCAGGAGACGCCGCGGAACTGCTTTCTCTCGGATCGGGCAACTGGCGGGTGGTGAGGTATACGAAGGCAGACGGGACCCCGATTGTCCCAATATCGGATATCTCAGGGAATATAGCTGGCAGCATTCACGCGGCGGCGTCCAAGACGACGCCTGTTGATGCTGATGAACTCGGCTTGGTGGACAGCGCAGCATCGAACGGCCTGAAAAGGCTCTCGTGGTTAAATGCCGTCAACACGCTCAAGGCCACGCTCAAGACCTACTTCGATACGCTCTATTACATCGTAGGCGGCACCGATGTTGCTGTTGCAGATGGTGGAACGGGCAGATCGTCGCACACTGCCTATGCAGTCCTCTGCGGCGGTACGACAACCACGGCGGCTCAACAGTCGATTGCAAGTGTAGGCTCCTCGGGACAGGTGCTTACCTCGAACGGCGCGGGCGCGCTGCCGACATTCCAAAGCATCTCGGTTGACTATGGCGCAGGCAATGCCGCGCTCGGGCAGGGTGATGTAGGTACCTATGCGATCGCACAGATCGGCTCGGGTTCCGTGAGTACAGGCAACACCACAGCCGGGAGCAATCTGAAGCTGGTTTATATCGCTTCGGCTGGTGGCGTCACGGCTGCCGCTCTGGCTCTCAGCGGCACATGGCGAAGCGTTGGCAATACCGCTGCATCTCCCAATACCACGCTTTTCCTGAGGGTTTCATAATGATCGAGTTCCGCAACCCGACCTATAACGGCGTTGGCACCATCGACGTTGAAATCAACCATCCTCAACTCGGCTGGATACCGTTCACGGCCTCCCCTGATGACATCACCGAATACGGCCCCGCCATCTATGCGCAGGCCATTCAGGGCGAGGTAGCGGCTTACGTCCCGCCTGAACCAGTAATCCCCGACCGGGTAACGGCCCGTCAGTTCAAGCTCCAGCTTCTTGCGGCTGGCTTGCTGGATTCTGTCGAAGGCTGGATCGCCACGCAATCGCAGGCCGTCCAGATCGCCTACGCCAATTCCGGCACCTTTGTTCGCACCGAACCCATGATGGCCGCAGGATTCGCCGCGCTCGGCTTCACGCCTGAGCAGGTGGATGCGTTCTTCACGGCTGCGGCTGAGATTTAGCCGAACGCGCCAGGCAGCCGACGCGCTAGCGGATGTGGGATCAATAGCGCGCCGGCCTTTGCAGCCTCTCTGGAAAGCCACGCGGCAACCTAGCCACCCTGACAATTCCTGACAACAACGAGGAACAAACCATGCTCGTCCGCAACTGGCGGGCCGTGCTGCGCTATGCGTGGACGGTGCGCCTGGCGATCGTCATCGCCCTTTTGAACGCATTGGCAATCACCGTCTCGATTATCACCGGGGCGCTGGTGATGCCGCCGATCTGGCTTGCCGTCCTCAACGGCGTTCTCGGTTTCGCCGTGGCTATGGCTCGGCTTGTCGACCAGGCATTGGGAGGCCGCGACGATGCTGAATAAGCGCCTCACACCCTCCAAGCGCGCCAAGGCGGCGATTGCTGCCGTTGTTGCGGCCTCAACCTCCATCGGCGGCCTCTGGTATGTCGTGCGGCCCGGTGAGCCGCCCATACCTGATGATGTGGTGCTGGCATCGGAATATCTGGTCAAGCCGTGGGAAGGCGAGGAACTGCGCGCCTATCTCGACGTGATTGCCAAGCCGCCGGTCTGGACCATCTGCAACGGCGACACCGAGAACGTGCGCAAGGGCATGGTCGAGACGCCGGAGGGTTGCAAGAAGCGCCTGCGGAAGCGGCTCACCAAGGATTTCCGGCCGGCGCTGGTCAAGTGCATCGACGGCTTCGGCGTCAAGCCGCTGTCGTGGCGGGCGATGATGCTGTCGCTCTCCTACAATGTTGGCATCGGGGCGGGCTGCAAGTCCACCGCGGCGAAGCTGGGGCGGCTCGACCAGTATTATTCCAGTTGCGTTGCCGCCACGGCGTTCAACAAGGCCGGCGGCAAGATGATCGTTGGCCTCGCAAACCGCCGCGAGATGGGTGATGCGACCCGGATCGGCGAAGGAGAGCTTTGCGTGTCGGGGGTCCAATGAAAACCGCGCTCATCGCCGTTGCTGGTGGCCTGTTCACCGTGGCTGCCTTGGCTGCACTGTTCTGGTGGTGGTTGGCGATATGAATCGCATTGCAACACTATCGGGGAGTTGTGCCCGTTATCCCCAAAAGCCCGATCTTCACACCGATACTGGGCTAGCGGACTTGCATTGGGAGTCCGTTTCCTGTCAGCTTTTTGAGAACAAAGCATGATTTGAGTTCCCGGAAACGGGAATGCTCCGGTCCCTACCCGGAGTGGAGAGGGGAGAGGTCCTTTCGCTTGGACGCCGAAGTACCTCCCCCTCTCGCGTCCATGGAGCGCGTAGGGCGCTCCAAGCACAAGGAACCCATTAACATGGGACAGATTGTAACTGTCAACTTTCGTGGCGATCAACTTTACGGCTTTGAGAACGACGACGGCGTGTTCGTTGCCCTGAAGCCTATCGTTGAAAGCATCGGCATGAACTGGTCGGGCCAGGAGCAGCGCGTCAAGCGCGACCCGATTCTGTCGGAAGGTATATGTGTCATGCATACACCTTTCGGTCCTGGCGGTGGCCAAGATTGCCTTTGCCTGAAGATGGAACTGGTCAACGGCTGGCTTTTCACCATCGACTCGTCCCGGATCAAGGACGATGCGGTGCGTGAGAAGGTCATCCTCTACCAGCGGGAATGCTACGGTGTGCTTTTCAAGCACTTCTACAAGGGTGCCAAGCACACCGCCGAGCCTCTTGTCCTCGAAGATCATGAGGAAACGGCCAACCCGGACGGGATGAAGGTGCGCCTTGTCACAGAATGTCGTCAGACGTTCGGAGCCAAGGCATCGGGCCAACTTTGGTTCCAGCTTGGCTTGCCAACGGTCCCGGCCATGATTGAGCAGAGCCG